TTTAACTACTAAAATAGTCATAATGTCTCTCGAAACTGACTACACCACCGTCCCTGGACAAATCTACGCGTGTCTCTCGGTGATTGGTCCCGAAGCGCCTCAGAAGAATGACCAGTTCGGTATCAAGATTCGTGGCGCTTTCGCGACCCGCGACGAGGCGGCGAACCACGCCAAGCGTCTTCAGAGGGAGGATCCTACTTTTGACATCTATGTCGTAGACATGTACAAGTGGCTTCTCATTCCACCCGACCCTACGAAGATTGAGGATGTTCACTATACCAACGAGAAGCTCGAAGAGATTATGACTGGATACAAGGAGAACCAGTCGCAGGCGACTCGCATGTTTAACGAGCGTAAGGAGGCGATGATGAATAATTCGATGACCCCCGGTGATGAGAACTCCAAGTTTTACACCAAGCCCGATGAGGCGCCCATCTCTCACCCTGCTGAGGTTCTTGAGCGTCTCAAGAAGGAGAAGCCTGACGCCCCTATGGAGGAGCTTGTCAAGGAGGCTGATGCCATCGTTGCTGCGGAAGTCGAAGAGCGTCGCAAGAAGCGTGAGGCCGAGGCTAAACTCGAAGCCGTGAAGGAGGAAGAAAACTAAATAATGAATCGAAACACCGTACCCATTTTCTCTAAAATGTCACTTTTAGAAAAAATGTATGCATATAATAAACCGAGATGTTAACAATCATCATTACCATACTTTTGGTCGGTGCCTTCTTTATTTTGTTTTTTAAACCAGGATATAACTTAAAAAACAAAACAGTTCCTAAGCCTGAGGCTTCTACGACTGCTGGATTTATAGAGGATACTCGTGATGCATTTATTCATCCAGTATACCCTTCACCATTAATTCATCGTGACGAGACTGGTAAAATCGAACCTATTTATGGGGACATTGGAACCTTCGTCGCCTACTCAAGTGTACCTGAGAATCACTGGCTGCATGGTTTTCCCCATAAAAAAGCCTAAAAGGAATACAGCGAATGCGATAATCCACGTAGACTTGTCAATATTGGAAAAGTCAAACTTTTCTGATTCTTGGGGTGGAGGTGGAGGTGGGTAGTCCATATAGTAGGGTTGTTGTGGTTCTTGCTGAATTTGTTGCTGTTCTTCTTCCATCTTGTCCTGATTTAAAGGGTCGAGATTGGGATTATATTCAATGGGATTACCTATTTCAGATTCCATTTTCTAATATAGATTTTGTTTTTTTTAAGCTTCTTCTGACTCACTCTCATCATCATCGACGATGAAATCCTTGAGATTTCCATTCTCATCCATGTCTTCCTCGTCGTCCTCATCCTCCTCGGAGCTGTATTCCTCATCATCGGTATCGAGCTCAGAATCAAAGTCTGTGTCATGCTCATCATCACCATAATCATCATTTACGACATCTTCCGTTGGCACAAACACAGTGGGTTTCTTTATCTTACGTCCTGAACGAGTAATCATTTTGGGTTTTTAAGTACACTACTGTTTAAGTACCTTTACAATACTCTGTGGTAAAACATGTGTTCTCGCCTTGGAACGTGTGCAGATGGGACATTTCTGTGTAATCTGGTTCTTTTTGATGACATATGACATGAGTTTATCTTCGTGTCTACCCCCAATCGTTTCACAAAAGTTTGATGTCGTGAGTATTGTCATGACTCCACCCTTATTCGTTGTGGTCACAATTCCAGTGTTCTCATCGGCTTTCATGAACTTATTTATGAAGGTTTCAAGTTGAGGTTTGACGTTAGTCGCGGGTTTTGGCTTCTCCTGGGGTTTTTTGATTTCTGGACACTTACTGATGACTTCTCTTTTAGGATATAGTCTATCAATAATATCATTCGTCAATTGGTGCCGACGACCACAAAAGTTTTCACAAAAGCCATCCCGACGTCCAATAATAGTTTCGTGTCGACTGAAACATTTCTGGAGAATGAACTTTCCACTGAGTATAAACCACACGTGGTTCGAACTGTGATTTCTTTTTACATTTTCACAATATCTAGAAGTCGTCGCTGCATAATACATCTCCTTATGTTTGAAAAGTTTCTTGATGTATGCATCACTCTGCCCCTCCATATTTTTTCGAACAAACGTTTCGATTCTGTTCTTCAAATCCTCGTCATAAATTTCATCCTTCGTTTGTTCTTCTGAAAAAGAACTTTCCTTGGCTCGTGCGGATACTGAAGGTGGTTCTACTGAAACTGTATTGGGTGTATCACTCCGAACAGCTGACATTTTAAGAATTTTAACAGATGGTTCTTGGCTTATTCTCTCGAGAGAACCAGTGTTATAAATGAAAACTGGGAGATACGCCAACTGGTCAATCCTACCATTTTCACAATCTTTACAACCCTGACCACCACACACCTCATGTTTTGCTCGTTTGTATGACCACGGCATCCTAAACCCACTCCCTTTGGTTTTTCTGCGTATGTTCCCATACACAGATGAGTCGACAATTTCGTTCCAGTCCTTATCAGTCTGAAATTTAGAAAGAGATACTAGAATATGTTCACGAAGTGCTACAGCTGAACTCTGATCAACCACGAAATCTGGCCAATTGAGATGTATACCCGTTTTAATTAGAACTCCAGATTCCTTTGGTGGTGACACGGATATGAGACATTCTTTACCACCGTAGGTTCTGACTGTGTCACATATAACCTTGGAGATGTCTTGAATAACATCGATTCCTAGAGATTGTAGAGCTTTGTAATCGATGTCGACGAAAAAGTTATACGTCTCTGTCTTCTGCTCCACGACGTAAAGTTTTTCATCAGACTTCACTGCTTCCACATACTTTTCATAAAATTCATTCAACCTATCAAAAGGCACGGAGAGTTTACCCCCGTCCATAAGCACATGTGATAGCTTGGATGCATTATTAAACCCTTGGGTTGCACACCAATTTTTAAACATATCTGATTAAGGCACCTATTCTCTAAACCATCTCATCGTGGAGACGTCCGGAAATTCTTGGGTCTGACTTAAGTGTTTCTTTATCGTGAGAAGCTCATACACAGTCTTATCCTCATTTTCCTTGTACCACTCCTTAATCTCTTCATCACAGAGACCTCGATTCTTTTCCAGAAGTTCACCAATTTGACGTAAAATGAAAGCTTTCGACTTCATTATTTTATAGAAAAGGTTTTTCTATCCCGAGAACTTATACACGCGTAAAACTCTGAGTTGTTCAAGACATTGTCCACGATGAGCTTCCATCGTTTACGTGTGTTAAACTCTTCGAGTGTGTCGTAACTCATATAATCATTCTCGTCGTGAGTCTTCCTGATAGGCTGATTCATGATTTTCTTAAGGGTCGTCTTTCGCTTTTCATCATAGAAACGCTGAATTTGTGTGAGTTGTTCAGACCTTGTATAGTCTACGAAAAAGATGAATACATTGTACTCGAGTTCCACTGTGGGACTCTCATTGACCACAAACTTGAATTCTGTGTACTCCCCATTCTTGAGGGAAACTACACCCCTGGTCTCCTCTTCGAGTTCCCTCAAAGCACATCGAAGGGGATTATAAATCTCTCTCCTCCTACACCCACCCGTCACAAAAATCCAATCCTTAAATCTCCAGTCCCTCACAGTGAGAAACCGTGGCGTATCGTCAACGAACGTCACAGGTATTGCAATTGCTTTGTACTTTTTCATTGCGCATTCGCAAGTTACAATAAGGGAATATGTTTATTCCTCGGATTTTACCTCCTCAGCCTCGGGCTCAGCTTCGGGCTCGGCTTCAGGCTCTGGGACAGGCTGAGGTGGTGGACTCAAGTGACGAACAACCTGAGCCGAGAAGTTCTTGAAGTTGCCCATCTCCTCCTTAGTCTTGTTGAGTTCCTTGAAAAGGTACACGAGACCGAGAATGCATACGATAGTGGCGGCAGTCAGAACAGTTTCACGG